TATCAATTTAATCAAATAAAATTATGTCAGACGCTATAGTCAAAAATTTAAGTTTCGGTAAGGAAGCAAGCGATAAAGTATTTGCTGGTATTGAGAAATTAACAAAAGCAGTTAGTTCTACATTAGGAGCAAGTGGTAAGTGTGTTCTTTTAGAAGATTCCTCTGGAAGACCGGTTATAACAAAAGACGGTGTAACAGTTGCAGATTCTATTATTTTGTTGGATCCTGTTGAAAATATGGGAGCTACATTATTAAAGGAAGCAGCTCGTAAGACAGTTAGAGAAGCCGGCGACGGAACAACTACTGCTACGGTATTGGCTCACGCTATTTTAACAGAAGCATATAAATTAAAAGACGTTAATTCTAGACAACTTAAGGATGGAATTAATTCAGCAGTTGAAAAAGTTATAGAGTACTTAGATAAGTCGGCTATTTTAGTTGATGATAATATGTTAGACCAGATTGCAACCATTTCTACTAATAATGATCCAGAGTTGGGCAAGTTAGTTGGAGATGCCTTTAGAGCAGTTGGTAATACAGGTATTGTTATGATGGAAACATCATCTGATGCAGAATGTAGTTTACAGTTAATTGAAGGTGTGCAATGTTCAATGGGATTAACAAATTCACACTTTGTAACAAACCATAAGAATAAGACTGCAGAACTTGATAATCCATTAGTATTATTAGTAGAGTCTCCAATAGAGAACATACGCCAAATACAAAAGGTATTAGAATATATTATAAAGAATAACAGATCATTATTGATTGTGGGAGACATGGAGCAAATCGTGTTATCTACATTGGCAATGAATAAGTCAAAGGGGAATGTAAAGGTTAATGTAATCAATGCACCCACATACGGCATTAATAGAAAAGAGATATTTGATGATTTAGCATTGTTAACAGGTGCTACATTAATAAACGAAGATCTTGGCGATGATTTAGATTTAATTCAGCCAGAGATTTTAGGTACATGTCTTAAAAGTATTACAAACCACGAAGAAACTATTCTTCACGTAGGAGAAACAAAAGAAGAAGTATTAGAGATAATTAATGACCTTAAGAAATCTTTATTAGAAAACAATAATAGCGCCACTGTCATAAAACTAGAAAAAAGATTAGCTAGATTAACAGCAAAAATATCTGTAGTTAAAGTGGGTGCTAATTCGGAAATAGAGTTAAAGGAAAAAGCGGATAGGATTGAAGATGCTATTTGTGCAACTAAAGCGGCTATTAAAGAAGGCATTGTTCCCGGAGGAGGTATTGCATTATTAAATGCTTCTCATAATATAGATACTTTTGGAGAAGGTCAAGCGGTTTTGATGGCTGCAATACGAGCACCTTTTAGTACTATATTAGATAACGCAGGAATTGAAGAAGTACCTATGAAAGTTATATCAAGCATAGGATATGGGCTTAATGTTATGACAGGTAAAACTGTTAACATGATTGAAGTGGGTATTATTGATCCTTTATTAGTAACTAAAAGTGCATTAAGAAATGCAGCATCCGTCGCAACTACCATATTATCAACTGATTGTGTAATTAATAATTTAAGAGCATAATGAGAGCAATTGGTAAAAATTTAATTATACAGAAGTTAAACGAGGGTATAACAGAAACAAAAGGCGGATTGCTTTTAGCGGAAAATCAAAGAGAAGACATTAGATATATACAAGCTACTGTAGTTAAGATTGGTGATGAAGTTGTTGGTGTTAAAGAAGGAGATGTTATATTCTATGATAGACACGCAGGCCACAAGATTGAACCAGACAAGGAAATTTACCACGTAATAAAACTTGGTGATGTAGTAGTAGTTTTATGATACGTTTAGAAGCAACAGACGTTAAAGAGATTGGATTATTAAAACATTATAGGATAATAAGAAGATGGGCATGTCGTAATAATGGTTTAAGCGATTCAGATTTAGAACTTCTTATTTTCTTTGATTGCATGGAATTCTTTACAAAACACGATTACGAAATAGGTACATACGCATATAGTTGGGATAATAAACGCTGGAACAGATTATTAAAAGAAGGTTGGATAACGGTGTGGAGAAACCATAACCATACAACCCAAAAATATAATATATATAAAGTTTCTTTTAAGTGTAAGCAACTAATAAGTAGAATGTACCGTATAATGTTAGGTAAAGAAGATATACCAACAGGCCGTAGAAATATTATGACTAAAGGTAAAACATATATAGATATTGTAAATACTGTAGCAATTGAACACGTAAACAAAGATAAAACAAGAAATAGAAATGGCGATTAATATACCAGCACCAATTAACCCACAGGGTTTCACAAATCAAAATAATATAACAGGAATGTTTGGAGCTGCGGTTCCGGGAACGTTTAATAGAAATGTTGCTCCAGAATTACCTGTACCACCAACAGATCCTTTAACCGGGCAAGTACTTAATCCATTAGCGGATACAAATCCAAATGGACCTGTTGCGCCTCCTATTGGAGTTCAAACACCTATCACACCAATTTACGATATAAACAATCAATAACTATGAATTTAAACATTAAAAAACATCCAATGGATTTCCATGACAAAACCGCAGCTAACTCGGGAGTAGGGGCAAATGCTTTATGGAATGGTCCTTTTAATACAGACTCTTTGCCAAAAGGTAAGGGTTCTAGTTCTGGAATAACTGGGATTGTATTAAACAATGACAAACCAAGTTATGGCGGAAGACCTATTACTCAACGAGCAAAAGGTAGGTTTTAATTAGTATGTCAATGCGTATTATTAAAAAGAATAGTTCCTCTCCATTTCACCTACAAAGAAGCATGGTTGATCAAGGTGGAGCATACGAAGGGGGGGGATTTAATCCTGCTAGTGCTTATAGTGATACCGGATTATCAGAAGGTATTGCCGGGCTTGGTAAAATTTTGGGGGCTGGTTTATCTACTATAACAAGAGGAGATGTTAATAAGATGGATATTAAAAAGCAAACACGTCTTGAAGAAAAGAAAAAAACTTTAACTACAGATGCTAGTAACCCTAAAAAATTGGAAAGAGTTTCTAAAAGACTTGAAGGCGTAACTAGTAGAGTAAATGCTTATAGTGAGTTTATTAACCCAACTATGAAAAGTGATATAACAGATAAAAATAAAAAATAATGAAAAAGAAAATTGTAGAAAAAGGAAGTTTTGAAAAAGGTAAAGTAGAAAAGTATGCTTCTAAAGCGGCTATGGCTAAACACGAAAAAAAAGAAACTAAACCTTTTGAAAAGAAAGAGGCGAAAAAGACTCCTCCAGCTAAAATGAAAAAATGTTAATTAATAACATAACTATAAATAACTAAAAACAAAAACAAAAAAACAAAATGGCAAAATTTATCTCAATTCCGGTAACAGATTTAGGAACAGCACTTATACCTGTAGATGGTCTAGTTGCTACATTTATTAGTGCTACAAGTATTAAATTAGCAGCAGGCGGAAGATTACTTGCTCTAACAATGGCGGGTACTGCCACAACAGCTGCTCTAACAGCTATTACCGATGCGGCTTTAGCTTTAAATGGACCTACCGTTGTACCTGTAACATTGCCTGCGGGACAAACTTGTACGGCTATTGTAATATCATAATAATTTATTTTAAATCCCCTATAGAGTAATTTATAGGGGAATTTAATAATATTAAAAGTATAGAATATGGCATTCAAAATGACAAATCCTCCATACTATATGGATAATACTCCGATTTATAGTACTGATATGGATAACAACATATTAGGCATGGCGCAATCAAATGGGTCTATACTTATTAATAAAGATGTATCACCTTTAGAGATACAAAAAAGCAAAACAATAGAACACGAAAAAGTTCATATTGATCAAATGAAACGTGGGGATCTAGATTATACAGACTCACATGTGCTTTGGAAAGGGAAAAAGTATTCAAGGTCAACTATGAAAGAGGGCGCAAAAAATCTTCCATGGGAGAAAGAAGCCTATACAAAACAAGGCAAAACTGTTAAAACAAAATAATCTATGTAATTATAATAATATCTAACTTTAATATTATTTAATTATGAAAAAATTAATCTTTATTACCGGATTTTTATTATTTAGTTTGAATAGTTTTAGTCAAACAAAATTGAGTATAGATAGTTTAATTGGCTATTGGGAACCAAATAAGCATGCAACACAATTAGTATTCTGGAAAGATGTTAAAGGTAAATTGCAAGTTGTTGAATTTAGCACAATAGATGGTATGCCTTTGAGGCTTTTATATATTAAAATAATTAATAATACATTAGTTATTAAATCAATTTTTGATGAAAAAAATTGGGTTACAGAATGTAATTATACTCTTATAAATGATAATATTTTAGAGTGTGCAGTCAAAGGCCCTATTAATGATATTGTAATGTATACAAAGATTAAATAAAAAAAACAATTAAAAAAAAACAAAATGGCATATAAACAAAATCCAGGAAGAGGCAATAACGCTAAAACTGGGCACGGTCTTCCAACTCCACTTAAACAAGTTAATCCAGATTCTAAATTGGGTAAAGCTGTTTCAACCTATGCACAAAAGGATAGAGAAGGATATACAGCAACTGAAGTTAAAATGGCTTCTAATTTTGCTAAAGGAGCAGAAGGCACTAAAACAATGCCCGGGACAGAAATGAGTTCTAAGACTGGTCAAACAACTGCTAAGTCCTACGAAAAATCTTTAAAATCAGGTAAAGAACTTGGTTTAAAAGGGGCAGAGAATGATATGTTTATTACTGATGGTGGTGGTAAAATAATGAAAAGAGCAGAAGCAAAAAAAGCAGGTGCTATAGAGTCTCTTAAAAAAGAATATGCATCTAAGAAGATGGCTACTGAGGATGCTAGAAGTGCTAATGTATATTCTCAAAATAAAAGAGGAGTACTTGGCGGTGGGTTTTCTAGACCAAACTAATAAAATGAAAAATCTATCCACGACAGGTTATAAAAAAGATAGTCCTGATAAAGATAGACCTTATAATGTAATACCTAGTGGGGAGATCACAATGAAAAATGTAGATTTCCCTGTATTGGGTATTGACAATGAAGGCAACCAGCAAGTGATGCATCCCGGAGAGGATTATTCTTTTCCAGGGCATACGGTGTTGGAATTCCCTATGTTGAAAGACATCGTCAAAAACAAGAATAAAATATATAATAGAATATTTAAAAAATAAATTATGGGTCAATTTGGAAATCAACCAGACTTTGCGGCAGTATCAACAACACTAAGTGCTTTTCCTACAACAGCATCTCAGCCTTCAGCAGTTTATGTTGGAGCATTTACAGTTAGCGCTAGTGCTGCTTCTATTACTGTTAGATTAGTTGGTAATAGTGCCGATACTACTTTCTCTGGATTAAGTGAAGGTACATTTTTACCTATAATGGTAACAAGTATTACTAGTGCGGTTAATGTACCTGCTACTAGTATCGTATTATATCGATAAACAAATTAAATAAAAATATTATGGCATTAACTACAGAAGAGGTTGCAGGCAAATTAGCGTTCTTTCACGAACAAATCCACATGATTCACTGGGAAACAAGAAGTTTTGCAGAACATAAAGCTACTGGAGGGTTCTATGAATTCTTACAAGACTTTAAGGATGATGTAATCGAGAAATTAATGGGTTACACCGGCAAGAGGATTAAAGGTATGAAGATTGAACCAGTATCGGCAAATGCAGACGCTATGAAAATAGTTGATGATGTATTAAAGTTCTCTAAGGATTTAGAGAATATGGGTGATGCAGCAGGATATGGGGATATTTGCAATATGGCTCAATCACTTTCAGGTGAAGCGGCTAAAATGAAATACCTATTAACATTATCATAATTAACAATCAAATCAAATAAAATGGAAAACAAGATTAAAGAAGAACAATTACACACTATTGTAGAACAACAAAAAGAATTAAACAGTTTTGTATCAAGAATTGGATTACTAGAAACTCAAAAACACAATCTATTACACCAATTATCAGAATTAAATAAAACTGTTGATGAATTTAAAGTTGAATTGTTTAATGAATACGGAGATGTAAATATTAATATTGAAGACGGATCTTATACAAATAATAAGAAACCTGAAACTGTAGAAGAGCCAAGCGCTCAACTAGTAGAATAATGGAGTCTGTAATCAGAAAAATAAGTATAGGAACTGACTATAAGAATGAAGCTATGCATTATTCACTTGGTCAACAAGTATATGGTGGTCATGAGATTTATGCTATAATTCTTAATAATCATGATGATTCTTACTCTGTTTATATAAAAAAAGGAGAGGAAGTAATGCCATGGAAAAAGTTCAATTCTAATATGGCAATCTCTGTAGAATACGATCTTGAGTATTAATGAGAAGTGTATTTAGTTTTATTGTAAAACCAGTTGGCGATAGATACAATAATAAAATTAAGGTAGGCGATAAAGACCTTATCTTAAACACTAGAATAGAAAATTTTAAACTAGTTAATAATATAGCGGAGGTTGTTTCAGTCCCGTTAGCTTATTCTACAGATATAAAAGAAGGTGATTTAGTAGTAATACATCACAACGTGTTTAGAAGATTCTATGACATGAAAGGTAAACAGAAAGATAGTAGAGCCTACTTTAAGGATGATTTATATTTTTGTGATATTGATCAAATATATCTATATAAGAATGATAAGAAATGGAAATCATTTGGCGATCGTTGTTTTATAAAACCTTTAAAGGATATAGACCATTTAAACTTAGATAAAGAACAAAAGCTTATTGGTATACTAAAGTATGGTAATAGCTCCTTAGAAGCGCTTAAAATCAACGAGGGAGACCTTGTTGGTTATACTCCTGATGGAGAATTTGACTTTGTTGTTGAAGGACAACGACTTTATTGTATGAAATCTAATGATATTGTAATTAAATATGAATATAAAGGAAACGAAGCAGAATATAATCCTAGCTGGACACAAAGCAGTACTTGAGTTAATTAAGGTAGCAGAAGAAGCTATTTTGAATAATGGAGAAGATGATTTATCAGCAGACAAATTAAAGAATGCTGCAGCAACAAAGAAGCTAGCAATATTTGACGCTTTTGAAATTCTAAGTAGAATAGAGGAAGAAGAAAAATTACTAATAGAAGGAGAAAAAGAGGTTGAAGCTAAAGTCTTTAAAGGGTTTGCAGAAGGGAGAGTCAAATAATGTACCAGCAATCTTTATATAGAATAGTACCAGACTACGTAAAGTCTAGTGTTATTAAGCAGAATAACAGACTTAATAAATGGAAATATGGGTATAATAAGGATCATGATATGGTTGTTATTAGTAAGACTGGAAAGATTGGTGAAATACTTGAAATCCAAAACTTAAAAATAGCATTACCATTAGTAGAGAATGCTTATTCCAGAGCCAAGAACAAAGAGGATCAATACTGGGAACAGATGGGTTTTCCCCAGGAGATAAGTAAGATTAAAAGTACATCTGATTGGAATAAACAAACGGATGCGTTTAAGACAAGATGGTACAATTACATCGATAATGAATTTAAGTATAGGGAAGAAGGTTTATTCTTTTATAATAATGGTACACCAACCTATATAACAGGAACTCATTATATGTATTTACAATGGAGCAAGATTGATGTCGGTGCTCCTGACTTTAGGGAATCAAATAGATTGTTCTTTATATTCTGGGAAGCTTGTAAGGCGGATCCAAGATGTTACGGAATGTGTTATTTAAAGAATAGACGTTCTGGATTTTCTTTTATGTCTTCTGCTGAACTAGTAAATTTAGCAACAATATCTGGAGACTCAAGGTTTGGTATCTTATCTAAATCTGGAGCAGATGCTAAAAAGATGTTTACTGATAAGGTTGTACCAATCTCAATTAACTATCCTTTCTTTTTTAAACCTATCCAAGATGGTATGGATAGACCTAAAACAGAATTAGCATATAGAATTCCAGCGTCTAAATTAACAAGAAGAAAATTAGATTCTAACGAAAGACTTGAAGAACTTACAGGTCTTGACACAACAATTGACTGGAAAAATACAGGTGATAATAGTTATGACGGAGAAAAGTTAAAACTATTAGTACATGATGAAAGTGGGAAATGGGAAAAACCAGATAATATATTAAACAACTGGAGGGTTACAAAAACAACTCTTAGATTAGGTAGTAGAATTATCGGCAAGTGTATGATGGGTTCAACATCAAACGCCCTTGACAAAGGAGGAGAGAATTTTAAAAAACTTTATTATAATTCTAATGTTACGAAAAGAAACCGCAACGGACAGACTAGTTCAGGATTATATAGTTTGTTCATACCTATGGAATGGTCGTACGAGGGATTCATTGATACTTATGGAATACCTGTCTTCGACACTCCAGAAAAACCAATCAAAGGGGTTGATGGAAGTGAAATAGAGTATGGTGTTATTGAACATTGGCAGAATGAGGTAGATGGTTTGAAGTCTGATCAAGATGGATTAAATGAATACTACAGACAATTTCCAAGAACTGAGCAACACGCATTTAGAGATGAGGCAAAACAATCTTTATTTAATCTTACTAAGATATACGAGCAGATAGATTATAATGATGACCTAAGACATACTAGTGTTTTAACACGTGGTAGTTTTCAATGGGAGAATGGTATTCAGGATACAAGAGTTATATTTTATCCAAATAAAGACGGCAGATTCCTTGTTTCTTGGATTCCACCAGTTCATTTGCAGAATAACATAATAACAAAGAATGGATTAAAATATCCTGGTAATGAACACCTTGGAGCATTTGGTTGTGACCCTTATGATATATCGGGCACCGTTGGCGGCGGTGGTTCTAATGGGGCGCTTAGTGGATTAACTAAGTTTTCAATGGAAGAGGTGCCACCAAATATGTTTTTCTTAGAATATATTGCAAGACCTCAAACAGCTGAGATATTCTTTGAGGAAGTATTAATG